CCTTGAAGGCGAACAAATCCAGTGCTGTCGGGAACATCGACGCCATTCTTGCGAAGCCAAATCCAGACCAACCCAACGCCGCCTGTGGTCTTGTCCAACTGCGCAGAGAATTGCACGTTATAAACATTAGGGCGATCTACATAGATGCGCGAAGTTGGAGACCCGATGTACACACCCTGAGAAAGATCGGTTGTGTTTATCGTCATGGCATAAGCGGTATTGATTGCCGCTGCCGTCTGCGTTGTCGTGTCGTAGAACGAACCAAAGCGCGGCGTGCGAAACTCTTTAGGTGGAGGCTGTTGCTGCAAAGCGGTAATTTGGTCTTGCAGTGCAGCTATATCGCTTTGCGTCGGCGCTTCAGGTGCATAGGCTAGAAGTTGCACAAGGCTTTGCAGGGCTTCAACTTGGCTTAACGCTTCGTTTGCAGATGCACCGGCATTGCCAGCCGAGACGTTAACTTCATCAATCGTTACCGTGTTAATGGTATCGACAATCTGAAACAGCTTTTCGAACTGCTTGATCTGCTCATGATCCTGAAGGAACATGGCAAGCTGATCGCGTGTCAGATTAAGGCGAAACGGAGTGACCATTAGAACGCCAATCCCTCGATCTGGGCCTCTAGCCTAGCAAAAGACATATGCGCGTCAGAATTGCCCTGAAAGCGTTGTATGCGCCAATTCCGCATCCATCCCTGCTGGAACCACACAAGACGCTTTGCACGCTGTCCCTGCTTGCCAGCTTTGATGAACTTCTGTTGGCTCCACGTCTGCCCATCAGTGGAATAGGACGTGTTGATTGTCGGATCGAGACCATAAGCAGCCGATCCAGTCAGGCCGACCAGTTCAAGGTTCGTTATGATCGCGCCGCGCCCTTCATTGTACAGAATGGTCGTGGAAAATTCCCAGCGCACTTTTACCCCATAGTGCGAGGAAATATCCTGCGTCATGTAACCGACGTTGTTGCTTGCTGGATCGCCAACCAGCCATTTGTCATAGCACCAGACCAGATTGCGTGCGCGATACTGGCTGAAATCAACAAGGCTGCTTGTCAGGATAAACCAGACCGGCTGGCCTAGGTCTTGGCTTGCCGATGCGTCATAGACCAACGTCTTGTTAGGCAGATGGACATAGAGATGCTGGTGCGATTTATCGTTGCGGGATTCTAGTTTCACGCTTGCCAATTGCGCTTCGGTATAATCCAGAAGCAGCATATCAATCTCTTGCGTGCTGATCTTCTGCGTCTGCGAATTCGCGCCGATGTAAATTCCTGGGGATTCATTAAACCCGCTGCCAAGGAACGCAATGTTCTCCATATAAACGCAACAGCCGTGGGTGCCAATGACGCCCTTTTCGATCTGTGCGCCCTCGATGCGCTGGAACGGGAATAGATCGCCGCCAACGTTGTCAAACACTTCGATGGTGTGACGGTTCAGCGCGTAAATCTCGTTACGTAGCTTGAGCAATGCAACGACGGGATCAGGGTCAACTTCAGACGATCCGTACTTAAGAGGATTGACTGCCAGCGGGTTTCCGAGATCCGTGACAACCAGAAACTCGCCGTCCGTGGTCATCCAATAACCATCCACCCACACCGTGTCTAAGGCAGTGCCGAGATCAGGGTCGGTGTTCTGCGATAGCGTTGAGGTTGCTGGATTCCAGAAAAACAGATTGCCGTTTGATGCGATGCCCAAAAGATCGAAGTCGTAATCCAGCGTTACCAGTTCGCCATCGTCGCCAACGTCGCCAAGGATCGTGACCGTGCCAGTCGGGCCGACAGTGACCAGCTTGGAACCCATCACCCGATAGCAAACACCACGCCAATTGATGCCGCCGCGATCAACGCCAGGGCCGGTTCCGTTAGCGATCAAGCCATCAGCGGGACGCAGAAAGCCTTCGCTGATCCCGTTGGTTTTGGGAACAGGGATGAAGTTTACAGGATATGACGTGCGAAAGTCAGGTCCGCTATCCGTAAAGATACCGTTGATGATTGGAATCTGGACCATCTTACCACTTCACCTTGTCAGCCCAGAAGGCGGCGCTCATCTTGCCCTTGGCGATATTCTTTGCGTGCCTAGCCTTGAAGGATGCGCGCTTCTTTTTCATGGCTTCTGACTCACCCTTCTTGGGCTTGCCAGCAGTCTTCGCGCCCTGCTCACCAAATCGGATCGTCTTAATCGTATCACCTTCTTTGGCGACAACGATATGCGACTTCTTCGGATGGTCAGGCGTGCGCTTGGGCTTATTAAAAGCCGAAACACCAGCACGGGCGAGGCGGCTATCTTTTTTCAATTAGCCGACTTTCCAGACAGCGCCATCACTATAAACGGGAACCTTGTTTGCGCCACCGCCAGCAACAGTTGCACCGAAAGTCGCAGTGCTGCCATCAGTGATGAATGCACGTCCACCCGTTAGGCCGACAGCGTTAGGAAGCTGCGCAAAGGTCGAAGGCTGCGTCTGAACGGAGTTGCAAACAACGCCATCCATATTTTCTTGGATATATTCAATCAGCGTGGTGATTGATGCGCGGCGGCTATCACCCTGATCGGGAACCCACAGAACGACATTGTTACCGCCTGAGACCTGCGTGATCAGCGGAAGCTGGTTAATAGTCGGCATTGATTAACTCCATTCAATAGGGCCATCCGGCCCAGCATCCACAGGATCGACAGGCGGGTAGACGTAAGGATTGTCCCAGCGCCACGGCTTGTTGCCCTGACCAATCGGCATGGTCTCAGGCAATTGTTTCTCAAGCGGGAATGCAGCGCGTTGCAAGAGAATGTTATAGGCATTCTTTGCCATGACTTTTGTATCGGGCGAGACGGTCTTGCCGTAGCCTGGGGCAATCCGGATGGCGAGGTTAGTGATAACCGCTTCCCATGCGCTGTCAGGCGTGCCGGTCTCTGTGTCCAGATCGCTGTCTTGCGGACTGCTTGCGATGGGATAGCCAAGACGCACACCCTGCGCATTCCATTCCATCATCATGGCGTCCAAGCGTCGGAGAGCGCCCTCAAGCTGTTCAGGCGAGAGATCGAAGACGTAATCTGCCAGCCCTATTTCCTCAAAGGCAGCAGTCACAAACTGACGCTTGGTGTATCCCACGATTAGCCCTCCAATGCAGCGGCGATGCGCTCGGCAAGCTTCTTATCAGAAGTTCGCGCATTAAACGAGACACCAAGTTCCTTCGCCTTGGATTCCAATTCATCGCGGGTCGGATCTGAAACTTCGTCGATAGCGTCTTCAAAAGCTTCAGCGGCTTCGATAACCTTTGCGGCCTTCTTGCCGCCCAGAGCAGCTTCATAGGACGGAAACCAGCCTTTAGCGGTCAGTTCGTCAAATGCTTCCTGATCGGCAGCGCCTCTTGTGCCATAGGTTCCGCCGCGTGGCTTTTTGAATGGGCCAGGCACACGATACATGATCGTTGGAAAGTCAGTCATTTCTTTTTTGCCTTTGGTTTCTTGGCAGTCTTTGCAGACGCCACGAATGCTGCCTTGGTTGGCGCACCCTTGCTGCCGGGCTTTCTCATGCGTTCAGGCGTTTCGCCAGCAGCCTTCTGCCGTGCAATCCGCTTACGCTTCGCATTGATATTTGCGTAAAGGCCGGGCTTCATTTCTTTTTCCGCTTCGGTGCCTTGCTTGGCTTACCCGCTTTCATAGCGGCATCGCGTGCAACGTTGAGAGCAATAGCGATGGCCTGCTTTTTCGGGCGACCAGCCTTTTCTTCCATCTTGATGTTTTTACCGATGCTTGAACGGCTGTAACCTTTTTTAAGCGGCATCTCATTTGCTCCTTGATGAAGGTAGGGGGAAGCCGAAGCCTCCCCCTGTTTAGACTTACGTCTGGTTGAAAAGCAGGATGCCTGCCATTTCGGGGTTCGTCATGACAACGCCGTAGAGCGTATCCAGCGTGTAAAGCGTCTGGAAGGTCAACGGATCGAACTTCTTGGTCATGACCAGTTCGATACCCTGATCGTTCGAAGCACGCATTACGTCAACGCCTGCGCCATCAGGAACAGCATAACGGCCCGGAAGCAGTTCAATGCTGTCCTTGCGCCAGAACGGGTTAATGTTCGAAGCAGCAATGTTCAGGAAGTTGATCGGAGCAGTTGCCGAGGTCGATGCAACGTACACGTTCTGATACTGCTGTTCAGCATCAGTTGGAGACGAGTTTGCACCGATGATCGGGGGGCTGATCGTCATGGTCGTGCCACTATCAATCGAGATCACGCGGAACGTTTTCAGTTCGCCCGTGCTACGCTTGGTGATGTGGTGAACCGCTTCGATGCCGTCGATGGTGAACGAGTCGCCAGCAAGAACGCCAGTTGTCGAGGAGACAGTGACGGTCTGATAGCGGTTGTCCACGTTGAGGACGCCAGCAACGCTGTTGGTGGTTGCCTGCGGAACGTAACGCACCTGAGCGCCGTTGGTGGCGATGGTACGGCTTGCCGAGTTTGCAGCGCAACGGTTGGCATAGTCGAGCTTATAGGTCTCGAAGCCAGCCACGGGGCCAACATATGAACGCTCGTAAGCGTTAGCCGACTTGTTGCCGGTGAACGAACGAGTCGCCACAGCCAAGTTGCCAGCCATGCCGTTGTAATCGCGGCTCGACAGAGCGAGGTAGCGATCTTCAGCCATAACACCCTGTTCGTTCATGATGCTATCGCACAGAGCAATATCATCATAGTCGCCAGCGGGGGTTGCCACGGGAACAACGAGCGTGCCCTGAGCAGCAGCCAAGTCCATAACCGACAGGTTAATGTCCGAAGCAAGCTTCTGCTTTGCAGCATCGCCCAGGCGACCTTCCTGCAATGCGTCACGCAGTTCGAGAGCATCCATCTGCCAAGCCGAGCACTGGCTGAAGCCAAGCGTCGAAGGAACCGAAAGCTGCGTCATCGTCGAGATGTTCGAAGCAATCGTGGTGCCGACAGTACGGCTGAACGACTGAGCGATGTAGGGCTGCGGACGCCAGATGGTGTCAC